AATACAAAATCTTTAATAGGTATTTCTTTTACCATTCTATATAAACCATCTGGTTCTGTAGCTGTATTGTCCATATCATCAGCTCTATACAATACTATTGCAGTAACTCTTCTAGATACTAAGTTATTACCTTCATCGCTTAGTAAAGCTTCCTGTGCAATCTCTATTGATAGATTTATATCATTGTTTATTCCTATTACTTCTCCATCATCACCTGTATCTGTTTCTGTAAATGTTGCTGTTTGCCCCGCTACCAATGCAGATTCTTGAAATCCGTCATATAAAAATGAACACTTATAAAATACTTTTCTTGTACTACTTAATCCTTTCCATCCACCTGTGTTACCAGCACTAGGAGTTCCAAACTTAAACCAAGGGTCAGCATTACTTATTAAATTGCTAGTAGCATTAGTTCCGTTTATAGCTTCTATATATAACTCATCACCTATATCAGATGCTTCCATTACTACTAAACTTAACCCAGTAGGTAAGTAATCACTACTTACTGTTGGTGCATAATTACTATCTCCTATGTAATAACCAGATTGTTCTGCTGGAAAATCTTTTGAACTTTCATTTGCTGGTTGTGTTTGTGAATAAGAACCAGAACCATCATTGTAGTTATTAAACTTAGTATAGATATCGGTATAGTCGTTTGGAAACACACCTAAATACCCATCAAAAGCATCACCACTTGTTCTAAAAGCTTTTAGTTTGCAAGAGGTACCATTACTTTTTAAATAGTATATACCATATCTTTGACCTGCTGAATTACCAGCATAGGAAAAAAACTTTCTTCCACCTTGTAAACCAGCACCTTTTGCAAACAAAGGCTTACTTGAATTTTTAGGTGGGTTTGCAGTTAATACTTGATTATTATAACTAGTAGATACTTCACCTTCATCAACAAAATGAGCTAACATATGGCAGGTGTTTCTACCACTAGAATCTAATGGTACACAATAAGTTATCCATTCTAAACTAAAATAGTCATCAGCACCATTGTGCCATAACCTTTTAAATCTAGCTGTGCTATAGCTACCATACTCGTCATCATCTACGCTTTCACTATAACTAGCCTTACTAACCTTAACTGTTATACCTATTTGAGGATTCTTTCCAGTATTATCATAACCTAGATGAGCTAAGCAAGTTCTTTGTATTGTTTTTGGATGATTGCTAGTTCCTATAGTATCATCGTTTCCATTCTCATCAAACATTTCTACCCATGAATGTGCTGGGTTAGATGATGTTTGGTCAGAGTAATCATGCTTAGGAGACATAGGTATAAAATCTCCAGCTTCTATTAAACCTCCAGCACTACCTGATAAATCAGTATTTAATTCATCAAAGTTATCTATTCTAAATAAATAGCCGTCTTTTAATATACTAGAATCATTAGTTTGACCTGCCGCTAATATAAGTTTTATATCTGCTGATGGAGAACTACCTTGTGCTGTTAAAATGTTATCATCATCGCACATTAATAAAAAGTCAGAAAACATTTCTATCTTAGTATTTTGTTGTGGTGCTTCTATGTTATAAGTTGTTTGTAAAGTAAGCGTTGCTCCATTATCTGAAACTGTATACTCTTGCATTAAGTTAATGTAACTATCATTTGCACCTTCCATTAAAACAGCAAAACCTGTTATTCTTGCATTAGAGCTACTAACAGTTCTATTAGGTGCTTGTCTTATTGCTAAAGGCTTTGAGGGCAGTACTCTAGTATATACCTTGCTAGTGCTTCTATTATAAATATATAAATTAGGATTATAATCATCATATATAAATCCAATAATAAGAGTGGGATTATTAAATCCATTACTACTATCCTCCATCACTACAAAGTCAGTCATTACTTTATGACTAGAAGAAGAAACACTTACATTTCTATATGCAGGTTCTTGAACCCTTTCAAATACCTCGCCACTTTCTGTGCCAAATTCATCATTTTTTAAATAACCTACTACCTGTGCAGGTGTACTAGGACCTGTAGCTATATAAGCTAACTTATTATTAACTACGTAATCATAAGCACCTGTAGTTCTGTTAGGTATGCCACCTGCTTCTGTTATTTCAGGAGCATCACTATCTATATTTTCTATATAAGCTATTTCCCCAGATGCAGAATTAACTGCAATAACTTGCTGGTCGCCTTCCTTATCTATTGGAATAAGTCTATCATAAGCTGTACTAGCACCTGCTGAAAGTTTTAAATCAGGAGCTACGTCAAATATCCATTTATCTCCACTGCTATAACTACCTAAATTTTGCCTTGTAAACGTAACAGATAATCCATTAGATAAAGAATAAGCAACACCAGCACTATGATTAGTTACTGTTGTTTGACTTGACCAGCTACCATTAAGATTTCTTGTTCTCCATTTAAACTCTGTACCATTACCATCAGTTATTTTTATTTCGTACTGCATATCAGTAGTACCTGAATAAGTACCTGTAAGTGTGCAATAGTTTTTATTATAAGGCGTTGAGGTGTTTATAGCCATTAGTTTTCACCTCCAGAACCACCACCGGGTGGGGGAGCCGCTTCGTGACCTTGCTGTTGAGCTTGATGTCTAGAGCCTTGGTCATAATCAGTAAGAACTATATTGTTATTAAACCCAGTTCTTTTTAGTACTTTATCTTTTTGTATACCTGCTAATTCTCCATTAACTGTAGGGTCAATGTTTAAAGAAAAAGAAGCCGCTTCATCTGGTATGTCACGCTCATCTTCTGGGTTAGCAATAATGCCATAATTAAAACTATTTATTTCGAAGTTAGACTTCGGCATTTAATTCCTTTCCCCACAATGAAGTTCGCCCGTCAATAATATTAACAATGTGAACAGTAAAATTTCCATTGGCAAAGTAATCGACCACTGCAAAAGCGTGTTGCCAATTTGTTTTACGATTTCCCAACCATCCATTAGCTTCATCTGACATATCCTTTAAACATCCTAGACTCCAAGCACTTTTAGGTCCGTCTATATGTGTTACACTGTGCATCTGTAAATCGTGATGATGTCCATAGATTACATTGCATCCTAGTTTTAATAAATGGTTTCTTGCGTGTGCAACTCCACCATAATGATTTCCGTGATAGTACCATAGGTTTCCTAGCTTAAGGTATTTCCCGTTTGGATAGTATTCATAACCACGTTGTTGAAGTAAGAGTGCGTCTGGGACCGTAAGACCTTGTAGATAGGGGTTTTCTTCAGCAAAGGAGTTAAGCCATTGTTCGTGGTTTCCTTCGCAGAAATATTTCTCTTTACATTTAACCTTATCAAGAGCTTCGTCAATAATATCCATACCCTCATTGACAGCTCCGATGTCTTCATATACTCTCGGGAGTTGATACTCCAACGGAGGTCTCTTACGTTTTTTCCATTGCCAGTGTGATACTGAACTAAATTCTCCAGTATCTCCGAGGTCAACGTAAAAGTCTGGCTTAACGATACGAATCGCTTGACAGACCACATCAATAGCTTTTCTGTCAGCCAGTGGAAAATGTTTATCCGGTGTAACAATTCCACGTTTAATTACTCCCTCATCTAATTTGGTTGTGTTTCGCATATAGTTTCTAACCCCTCTAAGTCGATATGTAACTCTTCAGTCTTTTTTAAATGCTTAACAGTAGTTTGCTTAGTAAATCTTAATAACTTTTCTTTGCAATTAGTACACTCCCAAAACAAAGGTCCTACGTATGCACACAAGACTTCTATTCCAATAATAGTATCTTTACTATTGCAATAAGGGCAACATTCAGGTGGTTCTTTACGCCATCTTTTTGTTCCCTTAATTCTAAGGTTATTAAACATATCTAAACCTGTAATGCCCTGCGATACCATCCGAACCAATATTTTTCTAATTTGGGCTTCCTACTTATTAAGTCTGCATAGTATTTAACTCTGTAACTACGCAACCTATCTGGCTCTAATCCAGACTTTAAAGCGTTACTAATAGTTTGTGGACCTATACCACCATCAACTGCTGTCTTAACACCTTTAGCTGTAATAGCTCCTTGTAGTATCTTGACTGCTCTAGACTTACCCATATTAACTACCATATCAAAGTATATCATACGTAACTCTTCAGGTAGCTTTGAGCATTTAGCCTTTAGCCAATAGTCTTTAAAGTATATGTCCTTTGCATCCTTTTTAGTTAACTCCTTAATATTAAGATAAGGATATGCTTTTTTGCTAATGCCCATATTAGTTTCCCCTCCCGGGTCCACAGGGTCATTGACATATCCTCCTTCGTGTTTAAGGATAACTTCTACTGCTTTATCAAAAGTCATTTATTTTTTAAATAAACCTTCAATTATGTCAGCTACTAAATCAACACACTTTTCAAAAAAGATTTGTTCTTTATCTTCTGATACAAAAGGTATGTCAATCTTTGCATTGATTTTACTAGCAAGCTCTTCCTGAAATTCATCAGACTGAACCCACTCAATAGCTTTTTTACCAAGCTCATCAGCTTGCTGTTCAGCTAGTTTCATTGCAATCATTTTTAGTCCCATTACGACTCCTTTATCTTTTTAGTTTTTAACCATAAGTAGTAAATTTGTATTGCAAACATTAAACACATAAGCACACCAGACAATAAGTCTGTCCAGTATACTACGCCTAAACTTGTACTAAGTCCTGTTACTTTTAGACTATCCACGTTTTTTCCTTAATATAGTTTTTACTTTTCCGTTATGTGTTCTAGCAAATATCTTATCTTTTGTTTTACGTATAATTCTTCCACTATACTTTTTGCCACGCCACATCCATGATATTAATCCTCCAGCCATTATCTCCTCAACTTTTTTGCTTTACTAACAGCACTAGCTTTAGATGCAGAACCACATTTGCAGTTCCATTTACGTAATGCTTTATTAATTCTTGAATTAGGGTCTCTAGCTGTCTTAGCACTTGTAAGTCTTCTTTTCATTCCACACATTCTAGAGCAGAATGACTTACGCCTAGCTTTAGCTTTACCCTTTGGATTTTTTTGTGTTACAGGTGCTTTAAGTGTACCACCTTTATAAGATGCTCTACCTTTAGCATTTAAGCCACCACTAGGCGACTTACCCTCTTTGCGTTGCCACGCTGGTGATGCCATATTATCCTCTCTGTCCGTTTACTCGAGACAATGAACCTTTTATTTCAGAAACTTGGTTATCAAGGTCATTAATTTCTTTAGTGATTGCATCAAACTTTCTATCCAATTTATCATCTGATTGGTTCCACCTGTTAATAAGTTTAATAACCATGCCTTCCATATTTTCAAGTGTTTCACTTTGTCCCTTGTTTTCTATTTTTAAATTTTCCAATGCTTGAGCTTGTTCAGTAGCACGTTTGTTCATACTGTACACCATATAGACAAACATAGCTCCGACTACGCCAATCATTCCTGCTTCTGAATATA